GTTCTCAATTCTCAGTCAGTTGCTTAAATTAAAAAAGCACCGACACTGAATTTGATTGGTTGATCTGGTGGGGCTTAGATTTTGTTATATAAGCGACAGAAAAAAATCGCAAATATGCTTGATGAACCAATGGAACCTACCGACCGATCCGATTCCGAAAACTCCTCCCAACACTCCGTCGCGAATGCTCTCAATGGACGAGATGGATCTCGAAGACAGGGACTTTATTGGATCCTCACCTTGCCAAAGGACACGTTTAAGCCGGAAGAATTCGAGTTGGTTGGGAACCTCGTCTACCTCAAAGGACAGCTTGAACGTGGAGAAGACACCGGATATGAACATTGGCAACTCATGGCTATATTCAAAAGAAAAGTGTCCCTCATTGGAGTCAAGTCCATTTTTGGAATCTTCGCCCATGCTGAACTCACCAGATCATCGGCTGCAGAGGAGTACGTTTGGAAAGAGGCTACTAGAGTCGATGGAACACAGTTCGAACTTGGACGCAAGCCAATTAAGCGAAATGAGCGAGAGGACTGGGAGCGTGTCTGGCAGCTCGCAGTCGAGGGGGACATCTTCGAGATCCCCGCGCAAATTCGCTTATCACATTACCGTACAATCAGGTCCGTATATGCTGATTTTGCTCAACCTTCTTTTATTGAGCGATCTTGTGTTGTCTTTTGGGGTCCGACTGGAACTGGAAAGTCCAGAAGAGCTTGGTCAGAAGCGGGAACGATGGCGTATCCTAAAGATCCACGGTCTAAGTTTTGGTGCGGCTACCAGGGTCAGGAAAACGTTATTATCGATGAATTTCGAGGAGATATCGACATATCTCACTTATTGCGATGGCTCGACCGTTACCCAGTCATTGTGGAAGTCAAGGGATCCTCAGTAGTTTTGAACGCGTCGAGAATTTGGATTACTTCTAACTTGCATCCTCGGGATTGGTATCCCAATTTGGATGATGCAACTTTTGATGCGTTGCTTCGAAGATTGGAGGTTCTTCATTTTGATCGACTCAATGATTACGATTTAAGTTGAATATGAATAAATATTCTTTCCCAAAATTCAGGATATATGGGTTACTCTTCTGTTAGGAATCAACTTAAGCGTTATGGTAGTAAAGCTACTGTTGCTTCTCTACTTAGTCCTCCAAGTAAGAAGGGCAGAGGCGTTCCAAAGCGTGCAACTAAGCGTATGAAACAAGCATTCAAAAATAACATCAAGGTTCCGAGAGTTGGGTTTGAAGCAAGGTGGTCTAGGATGACTAAATCTATTCAGCAAGCTATTTCGCAGCATAATAATATGTCTGTTCGGAGTTTTAAATGGACGCGTCGTAGGGGAGCTCCATTGAAGAAGAAGGTCGCATATAAATATATGTCGACCTGGGATACTGTTGTTAATGGTTCGGAGGGTATTCAAGCTTTAGGTGTTTTGAAAAACATTGGCACGAAGTTTCAGATGTTAGGTACGACTAGTACTGCTAGAGGAGATCCAGCGAGGGATGCGGATAGTTATTATGATCTTAATCCCTATCGTAATCTTACTGGGAGTGCAATATTCCCGACGCAGGCAGCTTCCCCGGGAGCAGGTTATTCTAGCGACAAAATTATGTACAAGTATGTGTCTGGAACTGTGAGTGCTCTTAGTATGGCGAGTATTGCGCAGAAGGTTGACATTTTATGGTGTATGTGTAAGAAGGATTCGAATGATAGTCCTATTGATACATGGGATAATATTCTCTTTTCTATGAGAATGGGTACTACTCCAGCAGTTCCAGCATCTGTGACTACGAGCACTACAGCAACTCCGGGTGCTGGTGCGATGACCAATCCTGGTGCGCATCCTCAGCAACTTGTTGCGTGGAGAGAGATGTGGAGAGTAATTCATACTGAAAGATTATTGTTGCAGCCAGGAGATCAGGTTGATATTAATTTCTTTTTCAGGATTAACAGACTTATTGATAAGATCAATATTGATCGGTCTGTTTCGACTTATATGGCGAATTATACGATTGTTCCAATTGTTATTCAATTGGGAGGGTTGTTTGGTATTTTTGATACTGGTGCTACGGCAACAGAGGTTACTTATGGGGCTACGAAGGTTGGGTATCATGTCAAGCAGATTCATACCTTTCAGGCCTTGCCAGCAACAGCTAGACAACCTGTTACTCGGTTTTATCCTGGTGCCGTTGTTGGTACTCATACAACTACAGGCCAGCATGTTATTGATACTGATATTGTTGATGTTGGAATCAACTTTGCTTAGTTTAATAAACTATGATTTCGGCGATGTGAGCGAAGCGAGCAATCGCCCAACCTATTGAGGCCACAGCGCTGAGAGGCCTTTGACCTCCCCGGAGCGACGAGAGGAGCGTAGGGTGAGGTCTAAAGCGTTCAGCGTCTGTTGGCCGCAGGGGAGACTTAGCACTAGTTCTTCCCCTAGTAGTGTTTATATTGGCCCCGCAGGGACCCAAGAGAACTCAGAATAACGCCTGTAAGACCGGAGGGAGGACTGGATAGTCCGAGCGACAAGTATTACTTACAGGCGCGAGTTCTCAATTCTCAGTCAGTTGCTTAAATTAAAAAAGCACCGACACTGAATTTGATTGGTTGATCTGGTGGGGCTTAGATTTTGTTATATAAGCGACAGAAAAAAATCGCAAATATGCTTG